GCTTTTTGTTATCCTGAGGGTACGCCTGTACGAATTTGCGCCAGGGTTCCAGCGACCCTTCCCGGTTCTTTTTGTAAAAGTCTTTATAGAGAAAGTTTTTTGAAGGGTTGCAAGTCATCAGGAGTTTGGCCGGGAGTTTGTAAAGTTCATTTTTCCAGCGACCTATCGAAGCGGACAGGTTACTTTTTGAAGCGGTTTCAAATTCCCCGGCTTCCTCAATCCAGCCCCTTGTCATTTGCATTGAGCCAAAACGCTGGTACAAAGGATCAGAGGGCATGTACTTTGCCTCGATCAAAAAGACTTTGGATTTATTGTAAAGCTGAAAATAATTATCCTGGCCGTTAAATTTGTAGTAACCTTTGGCAACTTTGTAATTATCTAAAACCTCAAAAATGGAAGGAACGGTATATTTCCGCAAATCATTCAGCGACTTACGGGCAATAAAGTACATGGTTTCGGGATATGTTAAAGCGTCAAAGAATATCAGCGAGCATCCTAAATACGACTTTCCGGAACCTTTACTACCTCCGTAAGCGATTTCAGTTGTTTCGATATCTTTCCAAAGCTGCCAAACTTTCACCTGTTTTGCATTGCCGTTTGCCTCGAAAACTATCTTCCTTACGTCCATCGTTACGGAATAATATCAATACCAACAATCTGAGTAATATCAATTTGCCCTTCAAGCTTCATTTCCCCGGTCTGTTTTGCTTTTCCATGCGCCCGGTCTTTAATTTCATTCCATGCCTTCTCAGGATATTTAAGCATGTATTTTGCCGTTTGCCTTATTTCCCAGCCTGCATTCTCATCCGTTGCCAGCTCGTTAAGTTTGGCAATGGTGCAATTCATCATTTTTTCATATAAATCAACGATTTGCGACGGCTTAACATTCTCAATACCTTGCTTTTCAAGTTGAGAAATGACAGTTGATACAAATAGTGGAGGACGTCCCTTACGGTTTATCCGGGGGTCTTTCTTTTTAAACTTCTTACCGTTTTTTAAATTTCCGTCGTTCACTCGTCTGTTTCTCGTCTGTTATTTCTTTATCTCCGCCCGGTGGAGGGTTGGCATTTTTAATTTGATTTTCAATCTTTTACAAAATTGACAATTCCATCATAAAAGCCCTTGTAAAAATCATATATCTCGTTTCCAATAGTGATACATCCGTTTTCAATACGTGGGTTCGTGTTTATGTTTGCGCTTGTTTCTATTCCAAAGGCAAATTTTTTACCAAATCCGGCAAAGATTTTTGAATGATTTTTAAAAACAACTATCTTCCCTTTGCATTGCTTCAAAACTCTTTTTAAAGCTTCATATTCCACCACATAAGACTTTGGAAATATTTCACCCACATAGGCATCTACTTTTTTAATGATTTTCTTTTTTAACCATTCGTCGAATTGCAGTATATCATCTCCGGCCATAACCCAAGTTGAAAAAAGCAGGTAATCTAACTTTTGCTGTCTAAGTATAACCTTTAGGTAGCTTAAAGCGTCAACATCTCCGCCTGTGATACAATGATAACTTTCCCCGTTTTTAAAGTCTCTGGGTAAAATGTCAAGTAATTGAGTTTCTGAGAACGCTCTACGATAAATATTTTTATCACTTCTTATTAAAACCTCTGATCTTCTTCGATGTGTCTTTTTCTCAATTTCTGGCTCTGGGTCACTTTCATAATCAGCTGCCTGATTCCAGTTTACGGGTTTATTCCATTCATCACTATCCTGATTTGTTTCCTTTTTCACAATTGCAAAAGTAATCTTTTAAATGTCAAATGTCAAGGATAAGTTTACAACAGGGTTTTGTTGAAAGGAAAAAGCGGGCATTGATTCCCGCATTTTCTCGAAGTACGCCTTTCGTTTTTGATCTAATCCATACAACCTCCTTTCGGGTTAAAATATCATTATGCGACTTCCTCTAATTCAAAGAGGGTCGGCATTGTAATTTTATCTTCAATTGATCTCAGGTAGGTTAATCCGTCCCTGAAATAATCCTGATTCAGTTCTATTCCAATACCGTGACGGTTCATTTTAACGGCATAATAAGGAACGGTCATAAGTCCTGCGAATGGGTCGAGTATGGTTTCACCTTCATTGCTGAAACGGGTTATAATGCGTTCTACAATGTCAAATTGAAGCGGGCAAACGTGCATTTGAAGGTTTTTATTTCGCTGGTTTCCATTAAAGGTTAACATCCGGTTTACGTCGTCCCAAACCATATCGGATTTACTCGTCGGGTCGATTGCCATAAAAGTAGCCGGGAGTTTGTTTTCACCTTCCAAAACCTCACCTACTTCGACATGTTTTTGATAATCATAAACATTGTTTTTATCATATTCATGGAAGAAGGTACGGACCTTGTCAATAGGCATAGTCTTTAACTCGTCGGAAGATAAGAAACGATTACCTGAACTTTTCCAGAAAGCATGAGCATCAATTTGCCATCTGGCCCTGGTGTAATTCTGCTTTGATTTAATTACCGGGACATCTGCGTATGCCTTTTGTGTATCGGTAGGTAACTTTCTGAATAATAGAATGTATTCCGGGCAACCTACGCCCATTTTAGTACCGTCCTTGCTATTTTCTGTCCAGCCTAAACGATAGGTTTGATTGTTTTCCCTTACAACATCGGTAACAATGGTAATTCTGCCAAAGTAAACAAAACCGTGTTTTCTAAAAGCTGCCGTTGTATCATCGCTGAAGGGATCTACTGAAGGCATACCAAGCCCCGTTGCATTGCCGAATAAAATACGATCTTTTACATGAATAGCGGCAACCCGGCCAGGCTTTAAAATTCTCAGCAATTCAGGAATAAGGAAATCCATCTGCTCAAAGAATCTGGCGTTATCTTCATTGTGACCGAAATCGTTGTAAGAGGGGGTGTATTCGTAATGATTGCTAAAGGGGATTGAAGTGTGAATAAGATCGACTGAATTATCAGGCATGATCATTGCTTCGGCGACACAATCATTATTTACCGCTTTGAAATATTTACCTTTGATTTCCTGCCTGACACATCCTATTGTTCTCATTAGTTTTTCCTCGATGTTAGTTGAAAATAAACCATTTTCTTTTATGATATCCGTCATTTGTTTTACCAGCTCGTCATGTTGAACCCATTTAGATTGCAGGACTTTTAAAATTTCCTGTTCGGATTCTGCGTAAATGATATGGATTTCAACGTGTTTATCCTGCTGGAATCGGTAAATTCTATGGATTGCCTGAATGAAATCATTGAACTTGTAGCCTATGCCTAAAAATATAGCTTTGTGGCAATGGTACTGGAAATTGCAACCTTGCCCGGAAATGTCGGGCTTTGTTGCCAGGTACTGAATGCGACCTTCCGAGAAATCAATTACCCTCTGTTCCCGGATATCATAATCCTGTGAACCGTAAACCTCAGAGGCTTCAGGTAATGCTTTTTTTATCGCATGGCGTTCAGCCTCAAGGTCGTGCCAAATAATAAAATGATCGTTTGGGTTATCATTGATAATCTCTGACATTTTCTCAATTCGATCATCCAGCGTGTCCCGCTTTTCCCTGGCAGCATCTTTTAATCCCAGGGCAGCATCCCGGAACATTTTATTTTGTCCGTCCCGATCCGTCCCGGCGGTCAAATGATTAACCTGAACTTCATGGTAATGGATTTGCATTTCAGGAAGATCATAACCCGTGTCGGGATATCCCAGGTCGGACGGTTTGGTAATGAACAGCGCCCAGGTTGACATCCAAAACCAAAATTCTTTTTCTTTGTGAGGGTAAAGTGTAAGGTTGTTTGCCTTTGTACTATCCCTTTGGAAAAACCGGGTTAAAGCCTGGCCGGTGTCCATGATTTCAAGATAGCCGGCATAATGTATCAGTTCTTTATACTTGTTTGGTGAGGGGGTTGCCGTGCAAACGAATTTATATTTTACACCCCGGAACATGGATAAAAAAGACTGATAAGTCTTTGATCCGTATGATCTAAGTACAGAGGCCTCGTCCAGGGAAACGACGGTAAATTGTTTTACATCAATGTCCCCATCCCGGACACGTTCATAATTCGTTATCAGGAAATCGCTGGTCGAAACGGCTATTTCGTCGCAGGTTCTCACATATTGAACCTCGATATTAAGAAACTTTTTACCGTCCCGTTTAAATTCCTGTTTAACTCCTAATGGACAGATTATTAAACCTTTCCCGCCCTCTTTTTTCAGAATGATACGAATGATTTCTAATTGCTGCAGGGTTTTACCCAGGCCAAAGGATTCAAATAAAGCCCGTCGGCCTCCCCGGACTGCCCATATAACCGCATCTCGCTGATGAGGTAAAAGGCATTTTGAAACCTCAGAGGGGTCGATATCAAACCCGCTTACCGGGGCAAATACCATCTTAGAGGTTAAAAATTTGTAATACTTTTCTTGATTTTCCATTTTCCTAATTTGTATGCTAATTTAATATTTTTTTATATCATAATCATATTTTAAATGTTAAATTTTTTTAATTTTTTAACAGTTCATTAAGTGAATAATACACCGGAATATTAAGGCTCTTTGCATATTCAATTTCCTTGTCTGCGCCCGAACTTTCGCCTGGTAATCGTAACACACAATCACATTTGGCAAGCCAGTATAAATCCGCATTCATCCAAATGTCATAAGGTTTGGGGTGGATAAGATGCTCAAAAAAAGAGCATAGCGGCCAAAAGGGAAAAAATCCTTTAGTCCTAAGTTCTGCAGCGGTATCAATTTGAACCTTAACATTAATGGCAGTATCTCCTAACGTATAAGGACTTGCAATATAAACTGATTTTATTTTCATTATTTTTTAGGTGTTATTGGGGTTGTTAGTGTTCTTTCAATGGACCATCCAAGAATTATTCTTGATCTTAAGGTAACTTTATTAATGCCCAATATATTACTCCATTGGCTAATATTGTGAGTCTTTTCATTAAGTGTTAATGTTATATTAACTCTACGATTATTGGCCTGTTCTTTACGAGTCGCCCATTTGCAATTTTCTTTCGAGTACCCCTCGTTATTTTTAATTCTTTCAAGTGTGAGCCCTTTTGGTTTGCGGCCCATATCTTTTAAAAACTGAGAATAATTATTTCTCCATTCTTTACAAACCGTTATACCACGACCACCGTAATCTTTATATACCGAATCGTTATTATTATAACAACGACCTTGCATATGTTTCCATGCCCGATACTCTGGAGTATCTGTTTTTATTGTATCACCGTGTGTAATATTGGCAAGTAGTAATACTTCTTTTTTATAACAACCGCAGGATTTAGTGTGACCC